GTCCTCGACCTCATCGGCCTTCGGGCGGCTGAACCAGCCGGTGCGCTTGGCCGAAGCGGCCTCGCCCTCGCTGATCTCAACATCGACGGTCTGGCCCCGTTCGACATAGACGAGGCCGTTGACCGTGTTCAGGCCCTTCGGACCCGAGGTGTAGTTGGTGAACTTCATGTGCCTGTTCCTTGAAAAGAGGACCGGCCCCGCACCGAAGCGCAGGGCCGGATTGCCTCAGATGCCGTCGCGATAGGTCATCGCCTTGGGCAGGCGGACCTCAGTCCCGCCGACGTTCATGATGCCGCCGACCTCATAGGTCATGGACGACTTCTGGAACGGCGGCAGGAACTCATGATCGCCCGGCAGGTGGAACTGCACGACCTCCGAGGAGGCGTCGTAGGCCACCATGCGATCCGTGGTCGAAGCACCGGCGCCGGCCAGTTCGCGGATCGGCACGAAGTTGATGTTCTCGCCTCCGTCCCGGTTGCCGCGGATATAGGCCAGGATGGTCGAGCCGGTGTCCGACATGCGGGTCTGCTCAATGTAGCGCAGCTTCGCAGTCGGCAGGGCCACCGTGGTCGCGGTGTGGGTTTCCCCGGTCTGGGTCTCCACCGCGTTCACGGCCGCCCAGATGTCCCGGCTGATCTGGTCCGGGGTCTTGGTGGACCATGCCGTGGCCGAACCCGTGCCGTCTGCCGCCACGTTCGCGGCGGGGACGTTCGCGTCGTTCACGAAGCCGGTCCAGCCCTTCTCGGATGCGGCGGTGCCCGGCGCGCGGCCGGTCATGGCCACCGACCGCTTGAAGAACTGCGCGGCCTTGCGAGCAGCGGCGGCCTTGTCCGAGGACAGCGAGCGGCCGAGCTTGGCGGCGCGCTGCAGTTCCTGGGTGGACCATTCGTAGCCGATGCCGGCCAGGTAGAAGCCGCGGCTGTTCTGGTTCATCAGCGTGGAGGCGTAGGGCATGTCGAAGCCCTTGCCGCTCAGGAACTCGGCCTTGCCGACCTCGTCCATGCTGTAGAACACGGTCCCGACGTCCCACATGTCGCCGTCCGTATTGATCGGGATGATCCCGGTCAGGTCGGCGTTCGGATAGCGGCGCATGTAGACCTGCGTCTCGATCCGGTAGAGCTGCGGCGTCAGGAAGGCCCGGCCAACCTGGGCGTCCACGAAGAACTCGTTGGCCTTGTCCCCGAAGGTAGCGGCCAGAGCGGCGTCATGGGTGGCCCAGCGCTGGAAGGCGAGCTCGCGCTGGCTTGCGTCAGCGGCGAGGAAGGACGCGGCGTCGGTGAACAGGCCACCGGTCGCGTCAGCGAAGTTGATGATCATGTCCGTTGCCCCTTAGCGCTTGGCGAGCTTGACCAGAGCGCCGTTGGCGCCGGTCGTGTCGAAGAACCACCCGGTGAGGATGGTGTTGTCGGTGGAGGTGTCCACGATGGCGGTGTCGCTGTCGTAGGCCTGCGCGCCGTCAGTGACGGCCTCGCCGGCGGTGACCCAGATCACGCCCTGGGTCATGATCGCGACGTCGTCGTACTGCGCGTACTCGTCCGCCGTCTGGCCGGAGAGCAGGCCCAGCGCTTCGTGGGCGATGGTGATGCCGAGGAACTGGCCGCCCGGGGTGCGGGTGCAACCGTGATCGCCGGAGCCCCGATAGACGGGGACGCCGAAGCCGATGCCGCCCGAATCTTCGCAGGTGCGCGAGATACGGTTGGAGGTTTCGCCGTTCGCGACCATGCCCGCATAGCCGGCGGCCAAGTTGTCGGCGTAGGTGTCCTGATTGACTGCCATTGGTCTGGCTCCCTTAGTTCAGGCTGGCGGCGCGCGCGGCGTCGCGGATGGAGGCGGCGACAACGCCACCGGTTTGGCCGTCCGCGATGACCTTGCGGAGCGGGTCGGCGGGCTTGACGTCCTTCGTCTTGATATCGAAGGCGGCGTCCACGTAGGCGTCGGGCTTGTCCTTCGCTGCGTCGCCAAGAACGGCGCGCTTGATCTCAGCGATGGACTTGCCATCGGTCACGACCTTGGGGTCGATGGCCTTGGCCTTGCCGATCACGTCAGCCCGGTCGGTGACCAGAGCGTCGATGGCGGCGTCGTCCAGCACCTTGGCCTTCAGGTCGTCGATCACGGCGTCCTTCTTGGCCAGTTCGGCGTCCTTGGCGGCGATTGCGGCCGCATGGGCGGTGTTGGCAGACGTCAGAGCGGCGTCTGCCGTGTTCAGCAGGCCGCGAAGCTTTTCGATCGCAGCGATGCCGGCGTCCGTGGTTTCGACCGGGAGGCCGTCCACGGTGATGGTCTTGAGCGTCATGTGACGGTCTCCATGGTGAATGGGCGCAGGATCTTGGCCGGTCTCGGGAGCGCCCTGGTCTCCGACACGGCAATGGGGTCCGGCGCGGCCCTTGGGGACCAGCGCGAGGTGATTGATCCGGATGTCCTTCTGGATGGCCTGATACGGCTCGCCCTCGGGCGTCACGCCGTCTTCAAAGGCAAGGTCGCAGACGTAGCCCATGCTGATCTCGCGGGTGCCGTCCTGAACGGCCTTGATCGCCGCGGCGTCCATCAGCGCGAGCGGAACCTTCACGAAGCCCCCGTCGCGGACCACTTCCCCGCCGACGACGCCGACAGCCAAGTCCTTCCAGCTGTCAGCCGTGACGCCTTGGGCCGGGTGGTTGATGGTCACCGGCTTGAAGCCGTAGCTGGCCATGCTGTCGGCCGAGAACACGCTCTCGGGCGGGCGGTAGACGTTGACGACGGCCAGGTCAGGGCGTCCAACCTCCCTCCCCGCGTACTGCTGAATCCCGGTGCGAGCGGCGCGGACCTCGGCGACGGCGTAACCGTCACGGGTCAGGCGCACGCCCGCGATCGGCGCGGCGTCCGTGAACTGCATCATGGTGTCCTCAGGTCTCGCGGGAGAGGCGGCGGGACTGCTCGACGGCCCAGCGTCCGCGCTCAGCGTCCGCGAAGACGGCAACCTCAGGCCGTGTCTCGGCGATGTCCGCCTCGATCTGCTCGCGCGTCATGTGATCGCGGGCGAGCCGGTAGAGAAGTTGTGCGACTTGGTCGACGGCCATGTCAGGCTTCCTTCAGCCGAGACGTCCAGTCATCGTCGATCTCCTCGAAGATCTCCGGGCCGAACACGAGCTTGCCGCGGTACGGCTCGACCCTGGACAGATCGAGGTCGCCGCCGGCGTAGGTGATGGTGACGTGCGGCTGGTATTCGGGGAAATCCCACGAGGCTCCTGCATCCCGGCGGATAGCCTCGTGCCGCCACGACAGCTCCGACGAGTTGAACAGCAGGACGACCGCGCCTTTGTCTCCGAGCTTCTCGACCAGACGGGCGCCGCCGGGGTTCACGGTCAGCTTGCCGTCCTTGTCGCCGGTCCAGGCCTCCCCGGCCTTCATCCAGTCAACCGCGACACGGCTAAACGCGACGGTGACGTGCATGTCCTCGGCCGGGGTGGTGGTCTTAAAGCCCTGAGCCTTGGCCCATGCGATCAGTTCTGATGCGTTCAGGAGCTTGCGCTGGACGTAGAGGGTGCGCGGCGCTGCATCGTTCGCCTCCACGGGCTGGATGGGCGGCAGCGCCGCTTCTTCCTGTCCAGCATCGTCTTCCGGCTGCTCGGACAACTTGCCGTATTCGTCGATGGCCGATTCCAGCCCCGGCAGAGAACCGTCCTCGATGAAGGAATTCACCAGCGCGTCGGAAAGGGCCTCAATCGGCATCAGGGGCTCCGACGTCCCTCCATTACCGGCGATGGCGCGGGCGCCGTCCGCCTTCAGCTTGAAGATGTCCGCCTTTTCCTTCTCGCTGATCTGCCACAGCGGGGCGAAGGCGAAATGGATTTCAGGGGGACGTGACCCGAGGGCTGAGCGGATCAGCACCTCGTCCAGGCGCTCCAGCCGCGGCCGCAGGTAGACTTCCTGTTCCGAGGCGAGGCGGTCGTAGTAGTTGCGGAGGTCACCCTCACCCGTGGCGTTCAGGCCGTCCGGGGACTGACCCAGCAGGCGGGTGGCCGGGATGTCTGCCGCGCCGGCCGCGATCTGGAGGTACAGCCGCAGCACTTCCGGCAGCTGGGTGAAGCTGATCTGCTTCTGGTTCCACTCTTCCTCGGCGTCCATCAGCAGACCGTTGACGATGGACTTGGATTGCTGGGCCAGGGCGACCCGCTCCAGCACCTTGTTCCGGTACGCCTCGTCCCCGACGTTCGCCATGAAGTTGGGGATCTTGAAGACGTCGACCTTCGCCTCTTGGAGAAGCTGGGCAATCCCGCCGGCGGCGAGGCCCGCGTTCTTCACCGCCTCGTCCAGCACCTGCAGGATCGAGTCGCCCCAGCCGTGGGAGAAGGTCAGGTCCGGCACTTCCGACCCGATGAAGGGGATGACCCGAGACGGGTGCAGCTTGAGCCCGGCGCCGGTCGAGGTGTTCATCGTGTAGTCGACCGGCTCGCCCCAATGCTCTGAGGCTGCGTCCCGGTTGATCTGGCCTGCGGTGATCTCGTAGCGGCTGGCCACATGGATGAAGCTCAGGCCGTCCGTGCCCACGCGGTTGACGTCCAGCGGCTCGGCCGTGTTCGTGTCACCCGTCCCGAGGATGATGGCCGAACCGCCGTACAGCCGGGCCAGCTTCAGCGCCTTGGCCAGCTTCGGCCACACCTGCAACCGGGCCTCCGTGGCCTCCAGAGCTTCGATCTGCGGCGCCTTGGCCTGCCAGTGCCGGCGCTCCCGGATCATGTCGAAGGCCGGGATGTCCACGACCTTGCGAGCGATCCAGTCCGACCGATAGGCCGCCAGCGCCTGCTGCTGGTCCATCTCCTGCACGAAGTAGCGGGTGGACGTGGCCTTGTCCTTCGCCGTCCCAAGAGACGAGACGAGGTTGAACAGGCGGTCAACGAACAGCATCAGACGTTGTCCAGGCTGTAGCGCGAGCCAAGCGCCAGCTCGTTCACCGCGTCTGCGAAGGCGTCGACCTGATCGTCATGGGCGCCGGCCGGGAAGGTGCAGAGCTCGTCCATGAAGGCCTCGTTCCATGAGCCGCGCAGGAGGCGGACGTTTCCGGCTTCGGCCTGGGCAGCCGCAGGGGTGGCGCGGGTGACCTTGTCGCCGGTCGGGGCCACGGTCTTGACGGGGTAGCCCGCCAGCATCTTGGTCAGGGTCTGGGCGTAGGCCTTGCCCGCAGCGCCGGGATCCTGAGGAAGCCGCAGCGTGACGCCCGTTCCGTCCATCGAGGCCGTGGCGAGGATGGTGCGCTCGACGTCCGCCGGTCCTTCCTGGCCCCTGACCACGTCCATGACGTAGAAGACGCCGTCCTTGGAGCGCCCGACCTTGACGCCGGCCGTGGGGTCGCCCCCGCCCTTGGTGGCCCCGATGTCCCAGGCCCTGCACCACGACACGATGTCGTTCGGCAGAGCGTCGACCACGGGAAGCCATGCCCTCTTGAACAGACCGCCCTCTCTGGGCGCCGGGCGCTGCTGGTACTGGCCCGCGTAGGCGTAGGAGCCCATGCCGCCCTTGAGTTCGTCCACCACCTTGCGGGGGAAGCGGACGGGGTCGAGAAGCTCGCCGTCTTCTGTCCGGGGGTCAGAGAAACCGATGGAGGTGACGCACCGCCGCTGCGGCTCGAAC